TTTGAGGTGCTGGAACGGGTTCGTTCATTTTGGTCAGCGCATATTCCAGTTGTGCAGACACCTCGGTTCCTAAATCTTCTAGCGCCTTACCGACTGTTTGTGATGTAGCAACCAAACTTGATTCAACCGTCTCCAAGCTCATCGTCAGAGCTTTCTGTGTCGGTTCGATCGAGGGTGCGATCGCAACGGTCTGAAGTTCAGCAGTTCTAGCCGCTGGAAGTTGCAGACGCGGGTTCAGTTGCGTGGGTTGCAGAACATTCTGAACCACATTCCCCGCCGCTCCGATCGCCCGTCCACCCGTCGCCGCCAAAATCCGTCCGCCCAACGCCAAACTCATCGCCTCGACGGCACCGCCCGCCGCTGCATTGGTCCCCTGCTGAATCAGATTAATCACACCCGCAGTCGCCGCCTGCTGAATGCCCATCACATTAGGGAGGGCATGGCCAATAAAGTTCGCCGCCCCCTGCGCTACATTCGCGCCTGCACCCTGAATCATGGGATTGAGAGCACCGCCCATAAGATGTTCCATCCCGCCAGCGATCGCCGCTCCTCCCGGCAGAAGATGAGTCGCCGCCGCATACCCCGCTGCTGGTAATACCAAATTCTTCCCGATCGCCTTGGCGGTGCGACCCATCGGTAACGCATCCAGCACCAAAGACTCGGTAGCCTCGATCGCCTTATACCCAAGTCTGGCCGCCCCACCGATCGCCCTTGCCCCCTGTCTCCCCGCATTGAAGGCATTCTGAGCGATCGGCATAGAACCCAGCATTTGGGCACCTTGGGCAATGACCTTCCCCGTCGCCGCCATGGCCTGCTGTACCGCTGGTAATTGCGCGATTTCGGTTGCTTTATTGACAGCCGCATTCCCAGCATTAACAGTCCCCCGTGCAAACCGTCCCGTACGCTCTGCGACCTCCATTGCCTTAAACTTCGCATCCTGAATCGCATCTTGCCGACGCTGCATATCCTGCGCACGTTCGCGGCTCTTGCCCATCACCGCGTCTGACATCGCCTGAACATTCTCACTCTGCGAAATCTGAGAAATCAGTTGCTTTTTAGATAATTTAGAAGCGTCTTGAATTCCAAGCTGATTAGCGATCGGAACCAAGTCTTTCCGCTTACTCATCGTCTGCATAGTGTCTGTCGCAGTCGATCGCAGTTGTTCCGGTTTGGCGATAACAGCCTGCTTAAACTTGTCAGTTTCAGCAACAATCTTCCCCGCTGCATGACCCACTAACGCCTCAATCTTTTCCTGAGCCTTCTTGATTTCATCAGCACCTAACAGGTCTAAATCGCCAAGCGAATCAACTTGCTCGTCAATGAATTTCTTCAATTTATCAATCTGTGCGATCGCTGCATCCAGTTCTTCCTGCATGTTGGCAGGTGCGATCTCGTTAAACTTCTGAATCTTTCCAAGCGCTCCCATCGACCCTCTAGCGATCGCAATCTTGGCCTTACCGCCGCCAACTCCTAACGTATCCTCAAACTGTTCGATCGCCTGTGATTTTCTAACTCGTTCAGCAATCTCTTTAGCGTTCCGTTCAGCAAACACATAAGCGTCAGTCTCCGTTTTTCTAACCTTTCGTTTGTCTGCACCTCCACCCCCTTCGGTGGATGCCTCAATCCGCCCACCTAATTTCTGCTTCTCAGCAGTAGAAGCTTTTAGGTATTCAGATGCACGTAGTGATTTACTTTTATCACCGAAACCTGCCTGCGCACCATGACGCAGCTCGTGAGTCAGTAGTTCGATCGTATCGTCATTCATTTGTCCAGACTTTATACTCTCTAATGCCTCTGGAGAGACACGCATAACATTATCTTTGGCAGTGTAAGAGCCTTGCTGAAAGCCCTTTAACTGATCACTTGCCACAAGTTGAGGAATCATATCTGGTGTGATTTCCTGCCCAGACATTTTCGCAACTTCCATTGCGATATTTCGATATAACGACGGCAGACTTTCAGCCTGTCTTGCACGTTGTTTTTTCTGAGTTTCCTTCTGAGCACGAGTAGAAACCCCAACAACATCGACATCAGCCAACGGGGAAATCATCCGCTCGATCGATCGTTCATCCCGGCGCAGTTCTTCGTCTTTACGAGCTAAGACATCTAGCTGTGGTCGATAAAAGTCATCAGCCGATCGTCTAACCTGCTTGATTTCATTGCTAATATCGCTGCTTCGTTCAGCAAGCCGCTTACTTTGGTTACTAACAGATTGAATTTGCGCAGGGCTTGATTCTGGTGTAATGGAATTTTGCAAGCTGCTTAACTGCTTTTGTAACTCTTCTAATCGCCCTTGCAATCGTCCGAGTCCAAGTTCATCAGCTTTACTCGCAATCTTCCCATCAATCTTTTGCTTCTTCTCAATGTACTCAGCACGATTCGCCTTCGCCTTCTGAATGCGTTCCTTGACCGCAGGCATGTTCTCTTCTAAGAACTCATTCTCTTTCTGAATTTGTCCCTGTGCCACAGCCCGATCGGCTTGACGTGCATTCGATCGCTTCCCTCTCTGTGCTGCATTGGCAACGATGATGTCTTCTCGCCCAATGACCTCCTCGACGATCGGCTTGATACCCTCAATCTCATCTGCAAAAATATCAAGCAGCTCCTCAGCCAGTCCCTTTCCCAGCTTCTCGCCAGCCAGTGAGAACGACCCAATCAAAGACCCTAACTCGCCTTCAATCCCCTTCCTAAGTCCGCCGCCAATATCTCGGGAAATCTCCATCCCGATACCCTGAAAGCTTCCCCCAACAATCTGCCCAATCATCCCGCCGATCGCTTTAAAGGGAGCCGCCAACATCGCGCCGATACCGCCGCCCTTCTGCCCCTTCATTGCATCGCTGAAAGCTTTCTCGATCGAGCTTCCTAATTTAGTCGCATCGACTGACGCCTCCACCTTTTGAGTTTGGGCCTGCGACTGACCACCAGCCGCTCGCGCACCCACCGATGGTGTTGCATTGATGCGCGATAGATTTCGTAAGCGTTGCTCTAATCGATCGATTTCAGACGTATCTACCGTTGGTGCGATCGGTTTGCTGAATGTTCTTTGAGTTGCAGCCCAGTGTTTTTGCTTTAAATCTAAATGCTTGTTTAGGTCGGTTAGAGCCGAATCATCGACCTTCACCACCAACGGCTTACCAAGAACGTCTGCCGTTCGTTTAAAGGCATTTTGCGCGGTAGTCGGGTCGATCGTGACCTTCACCTTCAAATGTTTTTCCATATCCCGTCCCACCTGGGCAGACTGAACTTTGGCTGATTCCAACTGCGATCGAAACGCCGTGGAATCCAGTCCAAGTTCTAGTAATAATTGCCCAAGTGAAACAGCCATGGTGTTATCGTCCTATGCGTTCTGCTTCTTTGAGAAATAATCCAACCTGCCCCAGTAACCGGGAAGGAAGTTTCTTCTCTTTTTCCAACTGAAGGAGCATTTTTGCCGTCTTCCTCGACAGATGCCGATCGCCGCCGTCGCTAGCATCATCGGGATAGGGGAGCAATGCGATCGGGTCAATCTTGCTATCTCCACCAAAGGCAGAAAGGATAGCGGCCCAGCCCTGCGCATCGGTGATGGCGTTGCTATTGCACTCCTTACGCCGATTGCGATCGCATTGGTCCAAACATTCAGCTATGAGCCAATCGGGCTGGTCGCCAAAGTTTTCTGCGTTGAAGCGATCGTCCCGAAGCCCATAGCTTTGGATTCGCCAGTAGATTTCTCCCCAGTCGATGGGTTCTCGATAGATGTACTCGATGAGCTGGGAGATTTGGTCATCGAGGTTGAGTTTCCCTCTGTTTTTCCGTCGTCATCAACCTCAGTTTTCACGCCGATTTCTGTCTGATAGAAGGCGTAAATCAGAGTGATTTGGTCCTCCATCAGGTACTTGCGGGTCATCTCATCCGTCCACTGGTCATCGCCAACCTTCTCCCGTCCAGTGGCATCAAGCAAGAACGCAACTGAACCCGCTTCAAAACTCTGGGGCATTGAAGAGACATCGATCGACTCGCTATCAAAATCAGCTTCTTCAGTAGATTCGATCGTCACATCTCCAAACTTAAATTTATTCCCAATGGCAATCCCAAACCGCAATGGTTCGATCGATAGCGCGGTTGCTTTGGCTTTCACGTCTTTGGTGAGAACGATCGGATAGAGCAACCGATTCTGAATAAAGAGCGTTGCTGAACGAATCGCAACTTCACGGGCATTCTCTTGATTCAGGATTAAATTCTTTGCCTGCGCTGGATCTAGCACATCGTAAAGGTCCACTTCATCTACAACGACGGCCAACCCGGTTTCCTTTTCTAAAGCTTTCTGTTCCGCTGTCTTCGTTGGGAAAATAAGCTGACGGGCTTGTTCTGACGTGATGCCGTCGCGTTCAGAAAGCTGTCTCACACCCTGCAAGAAAATCAGTGCAGCTTCGGCTTCGCGTTGGATCATTTCCTGCACATCCTGAGGGTTCTCACTGGGAGAAATGCCGCCTCGTTTGAGCAGATAAATGATGCCAGTTTCATCGGAACCGATCGCCTTGAATTGCATTGTGTTGACTTTTTTGGACTGAAAGGGGCTGCGTTTCAGCATGGGATAACCTCAAATTCTAGGGAGTCTAATGGATTACTGAGCCACCGGGAAGTGAAGCCGTTTTGGCAATCTTCCGGTGGTGTCAGTTTGCAGATTATGCGCCCGGTATCAATGTCTCTCAATGTGATTGGCAATGCTGGAAGGTCTGATTCAAACAATGCCAAACCACACTTAACAGCCGTATTCGATCGATCGTCCAACGTAACATTGAACAATGCGATCGAAAATCCAACGGAATGCAGACAGCGATACAGGGCCATAATTATGCGGTGATGTTTCCAGCAACGATCGGCGTCACTTTAGCTTTGGTGTATTCGTAGCATTCACCTTGGACTTGCCATTCCAGCGTGACCGATCGCTTGGCTTGCACCGCAGCGGTCGGGGTTCCGGTTGTCAGTAGACAGTAGCCTTCATGCCGCTCTCCCGATGGCATGATCACGTCAAGATAAGCTTCTCTGCCGATGGCTTCTTTCGCGTACAGCATTTCCAAAATCAGGTCATGGGCAATACTGTCGTAAATCAAGTCCAGCTCCATGGAAATCTTTTTGGAGTTGCCGACCGTGACCATTTCAATCCCAACGCCAGAACCATAATTAGTGGTGTCTTCCGTCTTGATGGTTGGAGTCGGAATCGCACTACGACATCCGGGAAGAAAAAGTAATGCTTTGGTCTTGGCAACGACCGCCGATGCGATCGGTGCGGAGATGGGTAGGGTTGCGATCGTCACTGCGGTTGTACTGATGATTTTCGCTTCGGAGGTTTTCACCCGAACAATAGAACCAGCAACAGAACCGGGAAACTCCAATAGAGTTCCTGCATCTAAATACACCGTGGTAATTCCGGCAGGTGGCGTTGAGAGCGTGACCGAGATCTGTTCGTCCCCTACGACCACGGCACCGCCTAAAGTGACTGAGTAATCAGGAAGGCTATGAGAGGAAATATTGATTCCTCCGACCTGGCGCACGGGTGCTTTTTGGATAAAGACATCAATGCCGATCGTGGTTTGGTAAGGCAGATCTCGACAAATAGTATTAGGCATGAGTTATTCCTTAAATAGCGTAGGTGTTGATCAGAGCGTAGAAATTACAAAGGAACGTCGCTTGCGGCAAGATGCCATCTTCAGGAGGCAATATCCTCTCCCGATGGTTCGGGAACCGAAGACGCATCTTTTCACATGCTCGATCGAAATTCGCGAGACCCGTGGGGCTACGATCGCGCGTAATCAGCCGAACAACCCAGTCAAAGTGTTGTTCGGCTTGATAGCCTAAAATGCTTTTGTGGTCAATCATGTTGGGTTGGCGCTCAATTAGGCAGAGCAGGCCGTTGTATTTGCTTGGCATATCTCCGGAATGCACCCACAGCGCAGGCATCCCATTCTCAAGATTTCCCAGTTCGGAAATCAGCAGATCGTTTAGTGCTTTGCGGAAGGTGAGTCTATCCATAGGTGAAAAACTTTTCAGCTAAAGGTCACGGTCATCGAATCTCTAAGCGCCCCCGTATCCACGATGTCTCGGGGCGTTGTCGCGATCGACCCATCACTACGACGGGTAGCCCTGTCCCAATCCCACACAGGCGATTCAATCTCATGAATGAACTCTGCGCCAAGGTCGATCGCGGTGTCACGAAATGCAGTTTCAATATCAGGAACACTTTTAAAATTTCGAGCATATAAGTCAGCAATATTAATATTCTGGATTGCAGCATCGGTCCACCGACGTGCAGGCATCATCGTGCCGTCTTGGCGCATTTGTCCTTCATGTACATCAGCGGCATAGTCTACCTTCCAGTGATAGGTACAATTCATGTCGTGAACGATCGGTGGATTCCAAATCAACTTAGCCATAGAGCAATTCCCCCGCATTGAGCCGCTTGAATTCGCCCTTGATGTAGCTGCCTAGAATCTCCGTGACAACGGCAAAGGGAGACTGAATCACGGTCTCTACGATGAATTCACCATGCTCTTTGTTGCCACTGAAGACATCAAAGAGAGTGCATTGCGCCCGTGCGCCGGTGGTGATTTCTTGAGGTAGGTGCATCGGCTCGATCGCCCGTCCTTCAAGGATGGTTTTCATTTGGTCGTTGCCGATCAATTGTTCGGGTTGGGATGAGGTCTTGGGACGCTTTAACATGCACTGTATTTCCAAGGGGATGAACATCTGAATCGGATTTCCCGTTGCCGGGTCTTCCTGAAAAAGTCCACTTCCTATCTTGAAAATCAGCAGTGCATTCGCATTCTCAGCAAAAACAGAATCGCTCATGCGTACCCCCTAGCCTGATATTGCTTAAGCTGTTCGATCGCCATGTCGTAGGCGTTCTTAAGCTCTCCCAGATCAGAGCAAATCCTAAAACTCGGACGAATATACAGATCTGCATCTAGAGCCTGTTGCAGGTCCAAAAGCGATCGGATAGGTATCTTCTGTCCGGTGAACTTGGCTCCATCGGCCTCTACCAAGGTTTGGTCTCGTCTGGATTGTTCGAGGTACTTTGCCGCCACGTAAAAGGGACGATAAACGACCTCATTAGTACGACGGTGGGTGCCGAAACTAATTTGCAACAACTCACTGAGATACCCCTCATCGGCAGCTTTCGCCATCGATCGTTCCTTCGCCCGCGCCAACGCAGTATCCAGATCTGAGTAGAGAAGAACGTCATCCTGCATGGATTTGCTCCAGTCGGAAACGAGTTTTGATTTCGAGTCGATGCGTTTCTGACATGCCTCGACGAACTAAGGCCCGTTCGATCGCGTCTTTGGAATATTTGATCTGAGTAATGCGGTCCTTTACTGACATGGAGTCTGCGTGCTGGCGGTAGCGATAAAGAATCTCAGGGACAGATCTAATTTCCATCGCTTCCGATGCACGCAGACAGAAATCGTAGTCAACGGTGTCTTTTAACTCCGGATCGATTCCGCCCAGACGGTGGTAGGCATCTGAACGGATGACATGCAGGTGAAAAACCATAAAATCGACTAACAGCCGATCGGGGCTGTATGGAATCTCGCAGCGATATCCAATCCCGGTATCAGACCCGTTAAGGTCCATGGTGGAGTATTGGCTATAAGCCATCCCAGCCCCAGGATGTTCATTCAAATACTTCACCATGGTTTCCAGCGCATTCGGCATCAATTCATCATCTGAATCGAGCCACCCTAAATACTGGGTATTGCACTGTGCAAGCGCCGATCGCAGGCTATACCCAAAGCCCCGATTAGGACGTTGGTCATAGACTTTAATCCGAGGATGCCAAGCTGCATAATCTTGAGCAATTTCTAACGATCGATCCGTCGAACAATCATCAACAATATGCAACTCCCAATCGGTTAGGGATTGACGTAAAACACTTTCGATCGCACCTGCAAGGTAACGCTCACGGTTGTAGACCGTCATTCCCAATCCGATTGCTCTCATGATTAGTACCCCGAGCCTTCAAGGATTTCGGGAATCTCGATCAGTTGTTCCATATCGGAAATGCTCCAGTTCCCACCACCCACTTGAGTAATGGCTCCAAGATTCCGACGAGCGCGATAAGAAGCTTGGAACTTAGTGCCTGCTGGTACTTCAAACACCGTCTGAGGCTCAACCATCCAGAGGTTCCCCGATGCTGCATTCGTTCGGTGATATTGCTCACCCACCGCAAACACTTTATTGCCTGCGATGAATGGGGTGCAGTTGCCGACGATGTACGCCGAAATGTCCGACGCCCCAGCGGGAATCGTGACAGTGACGGACGTTTCTAGGGCCACCACAGTGATC